GATATTAGTCTGTAAAAACTTTACCTTTTTTTGATCTTGTACATGTCGACCGCTGTGTCATCATCAAGGGGCTGACGCTGATCGTTTTCCCAATCATCATCAAGCATCCCCAACTTACGCACATGATTTCCCCACTGCTGTGTGGTTCTTCTCAGTCCCTTAAATTTTGCATTGTAAGGTCTTACAGAAAAAATAGTCCTGTCTAATACCTGAGAAATACTGTTCATGATCCTGTCATTTCCGACAAGTAACGCTGTCTGTGCCTGTGCTACGAACGAACTTGTGTCCGTTGCTTTCATAGTTTCAACGCCTGTGGCCTGTTTAACGATATCATTCAGCACTGTGCTGATCTGATCGAAACTTAATGTATTCGCCATTATTTTTCACCCCCTGTCAATCCATCATAGTTTGGCGGATTGATAATGCTTGCTATAGCATCTTCTGTTGTAACCTGTTTGGGAACTGTGTTCTGCATCAGATTAACGTTGTTACTCTGTACCGCACTTGTGAGATTTTTCAACGCACTCAGCACATCATTCTGATCACCGATCTGCTGAATCTGCTGTGTCTGTGCCTGTGGATATAACTGAGGCTGTGCCTGTGCCTGTGGAAACATCTGTGTATATCCCTGTACACCCTGCACTGGTGCCTGTGTCTGCTGATAGTTCTGTGGATAGAACTGGGGCTGTGGCTGTGGCTGGGGCTGTGGCTGTGGCTGGGGCTGTGGCTGTGGCTGGGGCTGTGGCTGTGGGGCACGCTGGGTGGCTGTACCTGACATTGTGAGGATTTCTTCTTTTGTGAATCCAGCTGTAATAAGTGTGATAAGATTATCGAGTGTCATATCTTGTAATCCCTCCTTAAATAATTTTTATGTGAAAATCCGGTGGAAATGATACCGTCATGTTCGTAAGTGACTGCATACCAGTTTCCAGAATAACATCCCAGACAGATGCATTTTGTGTTTTTCGGCATTTCTGCAATAACTGTTCCGTCTGTGTTAGGCTCTGCCCTGACCATCAGAGGCCCTGTGTTCGTTGCGACAATATACACACCTCTGATATTTTTGTTGTAGTTAATTGTCATTATTTTCACTTCCTGTAATATGGTCTGTGAGTTTTGTAAGTGCCTGAGTGTTGTTGTTGAGTGCTTCTGTCATGTTTTTCATTTCTTCCTTGTGAGCATCTGTTTCTTTCTGCCACAAATAAAAAGTTGCAATCAGGCAAGCGCAAGGCACTCCGATATTGCTAATAAGTGTTGATAATGAATTAACGTCCATATTTCACCTCCATTATATATTAGCACAACATATAATATATGTTTCACGTGAAACATTAAAGAAAGGTGAGAAATGTTTCACGTGAAACAAACATATGCAGGCTGTGACACTCTGCATATGTGACGAAAGATTAAGTGCTACAAATTCTTGAGTTGTACATACTCATGCACATTGGATCATTATGATCCCACGCTCCCAACGTGCTGTACGTGTGCCACGAACACTTGTCTTTCTACGAAAGATCATAGCAAATAAAAAAGGACAAGTCAATACTTGTCCTTGAAATAATTTTCGAAAAGTGATTTTGATGTGATATCCTCAAATGTGATCCGGTTTGAAAGGTACATATCCCAGAGATACACATAGTCTCGGCGAAAAGCTTTGATATCCTTGTCAGACTGTGTGTATGTTGGTGGATTTCCTGAGTGATGCCGTGTAACGTATATCGTATTTTTGTTTTTCCGCTCGTAGATTGTGATAGAATCCATACGGCATAGAGGTATTAATTCTTTTATGTTTGTTGGTTTTATCCCTGTATAATCGGCAGAATAAAACTCATTGCCGAGTGCCATACGATTAAAATTGGAATCTGCTCCAGACATTTTATATAGGGCTGTTTCTTTCTTGCGCTCTGAAATTGGTGAATCGAATAGGTTAAAAAGTCCGATCCCTCTTTCCTGCATGATTGACACTGACTGTTTTCTAATATCCATTGCAGATACTTTTTCCATTAAGTTATTTTCGATAAACATATTACAGGATAGATTTTCGGAGTTTGAAAATAGTAAGAACTGAATAGGTTTTTCTCCGTCTAGTTCTCTATTTCGATTCATTGTTTCGTATGCGTTTTTAAACGCATAGCCCGCATTTTCGACTTTTCTCTCTCGTTTCTCAGGGATAAACTCGTCATATATTCCAATCTCCACGTCTGATGCATCAAAACCACGTAAATTCGCAAACGTGTTCAATGCGATTGCATAGCCGAGGATCTGCCCTGTATACACCAGTTTCCCATTATCGTCCGTGTATGTGTTGTAAAATCCTGCAACATTTTTTCCAATCGTTTTAGGATAGATTGACCATCCCATGTCTTTGTTTAGTTTTTTAAAAGGTGATAACTCTGGAATTTTAATTGTATCAACCTGTGCTTGTAGGGATCGCATGTACACGAAAATTTTCTTGTGTTCAATACAATATTTAAGACCACCATAAGTTTTCCCCGTACCTCGACCGCCCCAAATATAATTGAACTTTTGACCGTATCCTAAAATAGCAGGTATCGACAGATACCCGCTATTTTCGTATAACGATAACATATTATTTCTGTGGCTCTGGCATGGGGATGTTCTTTTCAGAATATCCCATACGGGCAAACGCACGATCTGGGGAAACAAGCGCACAAATAAGATAGTCACGACCTGCTTTTGATGTTCTGTGAAGGACTTCGATGAAGAACATATCTGGAACTTCATCCATGTCAGATACTCGGTCTGTTACATCTTCAAATGTTTCACGGAAAGTTGCTGACTGACCGGAAAATACCTCTCCGGTATTTGCATCCTGCACTGAAATACAGGTGATCTTGTTTCCCTCTCCGTCAAGTGTGATATATTTCACCCATGCCCCCACACAAATAAGTCCTTTATTTTCAACATTTTTAAGAGATACGATTGCTGGCGATTCAATCAGATCGTATTCTGAATACGTATCAAGATTTCCAGATGATTTAATAATAGTATACTGCTTCTTTGCCATGATTTAGTTCTCCTTTTCTTTTGGTGATTTTGTGAAAGTTGCGTGCATTAAAACGTTTCAGCGTCCATGCCATAGATTTTAGTTTCTTCCTCGTTTCGCTCCCAATCGATAACGATTCCAAAATTTCTTTTTTTGATCTCTTTGCTGATCTGATCGTCTGTGAAATTTCCAATTAAGACTAATTCTTTTGTAATCTCACATTTGTTCTCTGGATCGTAGCAGATAACATTAATTTTGTTAACTTTAACTCTCTTGTGATTTTCATGTTCTCACCTCCCTGTATTATCTCTGTTACATGAATTATTATAGCACTAATATTAATTCTTATCAAATGTTTCTTTAAATTCTTTTAAAGTTTTTGCTGTCTGCCAAAATCCTTCGGTACTCATCTGTTATTCCAATAGTGTATGTTGACGGTCTGATAACTACGTTCTGTGTGATTTTTATTATATGATTTTGCACTGTGTAGTTCCCGTATGCGGTATCGTTATACACACTTTCAGTGCCTCCCGAGCGAGAAAATGTGAATCCAACTCGAAAAACTCCGATTCCACCATGGCTTTCCAACTCTTCCGGTGCAAGCTTTTTATTAACTCCTGCAATTGTTGCGTGAAGTTTTCCATCTTCAGTTCTATAGACGTATTTTTTAGAACCAATGGTGGAGAATTCAGAATACGTATCCTCGTATTCGTACACCCCATATAATGTTTAACTCCATGACGATCCGTTGCGTGGGCGCAATTGGATATACTTTGCTTTTTTCTCTCAGAATTGTATCTATTAAATAATTCATCAATATTATCACCTCTTACTTTTATATATTTCACTGAATCGGTATCACTATATAAATAACGATCCCCAACTATGTTTATTCCCTCTTTTAATCGCAAACGCGCCCACGCTGTAACCCATACACCCCATTGATAAGGCAAGAATGCTGTTCTGTTATATTTAGTGAGTAGTGTTTCACGTGAAACATTTTCATCAACTGTATATATGTTTTCTGCCGATTCTGTAAATATTAATGATTGTTTTACAGGTGACTGAACCATCATTCCATAGCCCGCATTAAGCAACGCCTTTTGCAAGTTGTAAAACAGTTCCTGTTCTACTATACCTTTTAATTCTGTTTTGTCCGTATAATATTTACGGAAAATGTCTTTCAACGGTTCTGGCAATGCTCCGTATTTGCTCTCATAACACTCTGTTATTTCAAAATGTTTCCATTTGTACTCATGTTTCATTATCTCATAATCAATATCAGTAAGCGTTGTTTCGATATATTCAGCGCTTAAAATACGACCATTGTCAAGTGTTTCACATGAAACATTTCTACATTTTGAATATGAAATATAGGGCGCTCCGTAATACTTGTCGATCTGCTCAATACCTGTTATTTTACATCGGAATAAGAGGGCTTTTCCTCTATCCAATTTCTTTTCTATATCAAACTCATCTATTGATCCGATATATACAAAACGTGTCATCGGGAAAACACAATTCAACACAACGTCAGGATATGAGGATGATCTATCATATGAACCGATTCCTAGAATATTTTTACCATCTGCTCGTATCACGGTTCCTGAGTAATAACGGTTAGCGTGAGTATCTCCGCCACGAAACGCTTCTTCCAGCAGATCGAAAACATCTATAGTTGGGAAAATGTCCTTGTGTTTTCGTGACCAACCATACATGGCTTTTTTCGTTTCACGACGTACATAACCGGTTGACGTTAAGGGGAGTGTATATAGATTGTCATTTGACAGTATCATTCGTTTATACATTGCTTCAACTAGTCCGATTGTATCATATGTACTATACTTTATTTCATAGTCGGTTAGTTCTGTCCATGGAAAACGTTTTTTTACTGTAATCAAATTTTTCGCCAGATAATTTTTGGTGTTTTACTTTCATTTTTGAAGTAAACGTATTTAATGACATGTTTGTCTGTAAATATGAACATCGAAACTCAAACCTCTCTAACATTTCACATTTTAGTATTTTACGTGATTTTATTGCGAAAACTTCGTCCGGTGAAAATGTATATATTCCACGCAAAAATTGAAATTCATATGAAAGATTATGGACAAAAATCATGTAATACGCATAGTTATCATCATTCATAAGATTATCAAGAAATAACTCAAATTCTGTCCACGTTCTCCCTATTATCGTATCAATATGTAAATCATCAAGAAAAAGAATTGAAAACTGCCAGATATACATTATTGACTGCTCGATATCTTCCAATCTAGTTGTTTCGATGTCGAAAGCACACAGACAATTTTTATAACCTTTTGCTTTTTTACTTCCTTTGTTAGACCTAGTATCATGTAAACATGGTAAATTCTGTATTCTAGTATAATTATATGTGTCGACACTATACAGATTTTCCATGTGTTACCTCCTACGTTTACGTTTACCTGCTTTCCTTTTCTGACGTTTTACTTTTTCTTTCTTTGCTATTCCAGATTTCAATTTTGAAATGTTTCGGGATCCCGTTTTCAGAAATTCCTTATATAGCTCTAACATTTTGCCTGTACTCAGCTTTTCGCCATCAGAATATAAATCAACAGCAAAATCAGAATCATATATTCTATCTGATGCAAAATCTCTGAGTTGTTCCATAAAACGCCCAAATTTTAGGAAATCCTCATGCGTTTTTAACTCTGTTCCATACACATCATTGATGTGTTTCATTTGTTCTTTTTCCTGTTTTTTCAATCCTGTTACTGTAGTTCGATCTGATGCTATAATAGTTGCTAGTTCAGATAACAGGTGATAGATTTCTCTATCACTTGTTATATCTTTCAACTGTTTGTAACGTTGGATCGGTCGATCCGTTACAAGGTTGATATCTTTATAGTCAGATTTCAGTAATCTTTCATAACGTTTACGCCAGATTGATCTCAGACGTGAATACTCTTTTCTCACGTCTTTCATATCCCACGTTAGTTCCAATGCAAGCGGTGTATAATCGTCTTTTGTCCTGAGCAATCCCCGCGGTTTACTCTTCATATAAGACTTTTTTGTTGTCAATCGGAACACCTCCCTCTAATTTATTGTAGTATACAGGACGAAAATTTTCTTCAAACTCCACAACATAGTCCTGAACGATTGCCATTGCGACTGCCCCTGTGTATGCTTGCACTAGCAGGTAATCACATTTATATTTACACTGACTTTTAAGGATGTTCGGTGTATTTAATTCTTTTATATACACTTTATACCATGATTTTTTACTGTTCAATGGTCTGCTCATTGTATAACCTCCATTTCTCTACACATCTCAGGATGTCGTCAAAACTTGTCATTGCACCCCACATTATATAAGGCTTATGATCAAAACACTTTTTAAATTCGAAACAAATCTCTGACTGACTACATGAATGACAAAATTCAGTATCATTACATGTAAAACATATATCGCAATAATTTTTCATTTCTTATATCCTCCTGACCATTTTGCCCCACACCAAACTCCATAAGGGAAAATTAATATAGCTCCAAAACCAAACCACAAAATTGCATCCAACATTAGTACACACACCTACTTTCTATTTCTTCTTTGATCCATTTTCGTTCCCGATAACGCCACGGAAAACGCATGATCTTGTATTCTTGCAACAGCTCACGAGGTGTGAGCCATGCAAGATAATTCTTATAACTTTCCTCATAATCTGTCATATCATTCCTCCCGTAATTTAAAATGTTTAAATGTGTTGATAAATGTTAATGTGTATAATGATGGGCGTCCCTGAGGATATACATACCATTTATCTGTGATATTCACTAACAACTTTCTACAATCAGTAGAACCATGAATCCAACGTACATATAACAGGTATGTACTTCCATTAATTTCATACTCATCCATTAGTACAAACAATTCTTCAATTTCACTCATTGTAAACATTCCAACTTCCATCTAATTACCTCTCTTTCATTTAATAATATTATTATATATAATTATTTAGATTTATTCAAAGTCCATTTTGTTCATGAAACACATGTTCGCAAACATCAACCCTGTATGTGTTTCTCACACACGGACATGAGTACATAATGTTCGCAA